GAGTTATGGCTTGGCGTAACGAAGATGATTATAATAAACAAAGTTTAAAATTAAATTCTATTTCCAAACTAGAAAAAGAATTGATTCAATCAAGTTCATTAAAAGAGGTAGAATTTTTAGGGGATAGTGGACTTAATGGTAAAGTAAGATTAGATGGAACTTTAGGTAAAAAACATAACAATAGACCAAGATGGAATGATATATAAAATGGCTAGAGTAAAGAATGGCACACGAATGTCACATGTATCCTTGATGAATGTTGAGGTAGATTCTACTTGGATTACAAATCACTATAACGGTTTATTAAATACAGATGATGATGATGATACATTATTAGATGAATTAGGTGCTGTAATATTAACAGAAAATAGTCTTAATTTAGAATTAGACGGAACAGATGTAGGAACAGAGATAACTACCATATCATTTGTAGGAGATGAAAGAGTTACACCTAATTCAACATCAGGCGAATTTAATGCTAGTTAATACCTAACTCGAATTTAACTTGATCTTGTAATATAGGATTATCAGTAAGTGCATCTAATTTAAATTGAATATTTTGATTATATAATAAAGTTAATTCGTGCATAGATACCATACCCTCCATATCTCTTTCTAACTTAGTCATATCTCTTAGCTTATTGGTCCTTGAGATTTTGTTCATGATAATACTTCTCTTTGTTTTAAATAAGGGAAGTTAAATATGCTAGACCATATTGACAATTACTTTAATAAACCTAAATTACTACACGAAACAGCACAAGGCTTATCACATCATATTAAAATAAACGCAGACTCTTGGGGATTTACCCTATGGAATGGGAATGATGTATCATTTAACCCTACCAATATTGTACAGGAGAATGAAAGATTACTTTTAGAGGTTCAAAATGACCTGTTAAATAATCGTATTACAACAGCAAGACCAAAGAAATTTGAATCTATGGATAATGTAATATTATTACAAGGTATCAAAGAATCAATAGACAGAGATATTGGATCAGTATCATCTGAATTAGATTATTGTTCTGTAGGATCTAGTTCAACTGCTGAAGCAGAATCACAAACAGATTTACAAACAGAATTTACTGATACAGCATATGCAAGAAAAAGGTTTTCAACAGTAGGAAGTAGATCAAGGGTTAATCAAACTATGAAGTTAGGTATGCTATGGGATGATTCTAGTTTTGATGCTACACCAAGAACTATCAAAGAAGCAGGAGTTCATTGGGCAGTAACAGGAACTACAAAATGCCATGCAAGAGTTGTATCAACTGACTTTGTATTAGATGCAGGGGATTTATTCGTTGTTCAGATTAACGAGTTACAAGAGAACGGAACATTATAATGGCCAGTCCTATTACTGCTGATTGGGCAGGCGACACTGTATCTAATACTAATTTAAATAGTACCACATATGGACAAGGTACATCATTTCCTTCTACTTATAATGTAACAAGACTATTTTGGAGATCAGACTTTGGTAGAATGTATTATAATGCAGGAACTTTAGGTTCTCCTGTATGGGAGGGTGCAGATGTTCCAGTTGGTACTATCAATATGTATGCAGGTGGTGTAGGAGATGTACCTAATGGATGGTTACTTTGTAATGGTGGTGCAGTATCAAGAACAACTTATGCTCAACTCTTTGCAGTATTAGATACGGAATATGGTGTAGGAGATGGATCAACCACATTCAACGTACCAGACTTTGTAACAACTAACAAGTTTCCTAGAGCAGCAACCAATGATGCAGGTAGAGGTGGTACAGGTGGAGAATCAACACATACATTATCAACATCAGAAATGCCATCACATACTCACGGTGTTAATGATTCAGGGCATACTCATGGTGGTGGTGCTTCTGCTGTAACAGCATCAGCATATTTTGGAGTTAATAATGATGTTAGGTCTCAGGCAAATACATCAAGTGCAACCACAGGAATATCAAATCAAAATACAGGTGGAGGAGGAGCTCACGAAAACAAACCACCATACTTAGATGTTCACTTTATCATAGCAGTTTAAATAGTACTAGTTCGTAACGAATTATATGTTAAAACCTAAAATCAAACGAATGAATCAACAAGGTTACAAACAAAGTACCATACGTAGAAAACTAAAATGTTCAAAGTCACATGTATCTGAGGTACTATCAAAGAAAAAATGTGTAAAAAAACCACATAGAATAACTTCTAATGAATATAAAATGGTATTGAATGTTAGAAATGAATAATTGTTGTATTTACTGTGAACATGAATCTTGTATATGTGAAATAGAGGACTTTGACTGTTAGAGGTAAACAGTCAGGTATAGCATTTGGTCAAAGGACCAAGCAAAAAGGTCAGTCAGATTTAGATCAGTTGATAAGATTAAAACAGTTTTTAAAGGAGAGATTTCATATGGATTTCAAGAGGGAATGGTATGTTGGATTTGACAAAGAATATGGACACTTATGTAGAATTAGTGAATCAGTTGGTAGACAAGAACTCGAAAGATTTAAGTGGAAAAACCCTGACCTCTTATGTATTGATAAGCAGTACGGAATTATTATCGTTGAGCTTGACGGTGCAATCCATGATAGAAAGGTACAAAAAACTATCCAACGAAATGAACTATTTAGAGGAGCAGGAATCAAACTTATTGTCCTTAATATTGCAGATATTAAAGAGTGCCAAGAAACAATTATAGGAAAATTAGAATTTGAGATGTTGAATATAGTTGGATAATATAGAGGCCTTTGTATTTGAAACCAGGATGAGGTTAATAACTGAGGGTAAAGTATACGAAAGACATATAATGGATTACTATAAACATTTAATCAATGCCAAAAATAATCTATAATACATGCAAGATATGTGATATTCCACAGGGTAGAAAGTTAAATTCAATGTGTTGGGAAAAACATAATGTATGTTCTAAATGTTGGAAAGCAAATTATAGACCAAAAACAGAAAGAAAAGAAAAACAAAGTTGTAAAGTATGTGGTATAGTTAGAACAAGTCATAACAAGCCAAAATGTTGGGAGGAAGATCTATGTGGAAATTGTGTTAATCCAGTTAATAAAGTTATTAGAATTAAAAGGAAAAAAGTTTGTCAATGTGGAGAGGTTATGGTTAAATTACATTACGCTAAAAGGGGAGTTTATGTGGGAACAAATTTTAGAATATGTACTAAATGCTCATATATATCCAGAGATCGTAATACAAAGTATGGTATTGCAACATTTAGAATCTAATTATCAATAATAACAACATTTAAATAGTTGGTTTTGAGTGGTAATGTATGGTAGACATACCCCAAAAATACTTTGATTTTTGTGATATAGTATATGAGAATTGGAAATTATCCAGTCAAACATATTATAATACATACATCAAACCATTCATCAAATAGGCTTACAAGCCACTTTTTTTATTTAACCAAAAACTTTATAAGTACTGTACGTTACTTTATATTGTGGTAAAGATCTGTCATGGTCTATGTATACAGTTAAAATGTAAAAAGACCACAAGACCAATTTATGATAATCATAGACGGTGTACAAAGTGTGAAGTTTATTTTACAAAAGATATTAAGATATGTCCATGTTGTAAAATTATCACAAGATCAAAACCTCATAGTTCTGTAAACAGAGAAAGATATAATAACAAGACTATACGTATAGATAACCATGAGACACGACACCTACATTCCTCCATGTTATCAACTTGAGTTTGTAATTTTCAAAGAAAAACATGGGAAAAATACATCAAGACAAATATGTAATTTAATTAGGGAATCATTAAAGGAATGAACTTTCCAGATAAGAAATATAATATCATCTATGCTGATCCAGCATGGAGTTATAATGAGAATTGGGGGAATGGTTGTGTTAAACATCATTATGAAACAACAGGTATAGAACAAATGAAACAATTACCTATATCAGATTTAGCTGATGATAATTGTTATTTGTATATGTGGTACACTAATCCTTTTGTTCAAGAAGCTTTAGAATTAGTAAAGGCATGGGGATTCAAATATAAACAAACAGTTACATGGATTAAAACTTACAAAGACGGAACACCAATCATGGGGTTAGGTTATGATTTTAGAGTATGTACTGAGCATCTAATATTAGCAAAAAAAGGAACTTTGAAAAGACAAAGAAAAGATTTAAAAAATGTGTTATTTTCTCCTCAAAGAAAACACTCTCAAAAACCTGATGAAATGAGAGATTTGATTTTAGAACATATTGGAGACTTACCACGTATAGAATTATTTGCAAGGGAAAGAATAAATGGGTGGGATTCATGGGGTAACGAGTTATGACATCATTTGTAGATAAGGATGGAGAGACTTGTAATCTTTTAAAACTTGAGGAACTTAGACCTGAACATGAGCAATTTAAAGATAATAACGTATTACTACAGACAATAGTAGCAGGCCAGTCAGAGATAGAGCATTATGCTGTAATGATAGTTTACAAATGTCCAAACTGTACGCATGATAAAATTTATGAATATCCAAAGGACTTTGAGGATTGGAGAGACATACCACAAAAGCACAGATGTGACTTATGTAATTTGGATTGTTTTCAGAAACAAGTAACCAAAGATCAACTACGTAAAGTCCTAATGACAGAACAGGGAGAGACTAACCCAATACATTTGACAGGATTCATTTATGGAAATAACATTACAAAGATTCAGCCAGGAACAAAACTAAACCTACGTGGTATTCTTAGGTCCAGAAAGAAAACACCAAAGGACTTGACATATCACAGGTTCTTTGACATTAGCAAGTACACANTGACAGATGAGAAACCTATCATACCAACTGAGGAAGAGATACAACAGTTTAAAGACTTGGATAAAACTGAGGTCATTAAATCATTTGCTCCACATATCAGAAATATGTATCTTATCAAAGAGGGATTACTATTGACTTGTCTAGGTGGAGTACAAACAGATACAGCAAGAGGAGATATTAACACATTATTATTGGGAGATCCAGGACTAGCAAAGACTCAGTTACTCAAGTTCGTAACGAACATAGTAAAGAAATCAGATTATGTATCAGGTAAATCAGCAAGTGGAGCAGGACTATTCGGTGGAGTAGATAATTTATCAGACGGAACTCGTATAGGAAAGCCTGGATCAGTTACACTATGTAATGGAGGAGTTGCAGCACTAGATGAGATTGAAAAGATGAATGAAACAGATAGGACATACTGCCATGAGATAATGGAATCACAACAGTTCAGCTTGAGAAAGATTGGTATTGATATTACATGGGAGGTTAAGGTGGCTATAATTGCTGCTGGAAATCCAAAGAAGAGTAGATGGAATCCAGAACTATCAATCAATGAGAACATCAACTTACCTGATTCGTTACTATCAAGATTTGGATTAGTATTTCTTGTAAGAGATATACCAAGTATGGATGATGATTTGGCAATAGCAAAACATATCATGCAGGTAAGAAGAGGAGAGGTTACTACAGCATTGGACATAGAACAGATGATGAAATTCATAAACTATGCTAAAACTTTGAGTCCTGTAATACCTGATGATGTAGATGATGTATTAACAAAATGGTGGTCAGAGTTGAGACAGGTTAAACAAAAGGATGAGTCATTGTCAGTAGATATTAGAACATATGAGGATCTATGTAGATTAACACAGGCCTATACAAGATTGGACTTGGAAGAGTTATCAACAAAGGACCATGCAAGTAGGGCAATCAAGATGTTAAATGATTCACTACAGACATTAGGAATGAATACACCAGGAGA